TGTGGCAAACAACAAATATCTCGGATCAATCAAAGTAACATTTAATACCAACGCTGAATCAGATCTGACTACGGCTGGGCACACAATAGACACTATTACGATAGCCAAAGCGGTTGGCTCCAAGGTCAACGCAGCCGATAATATAAGCGCACTATCGTTTGACATTCAATCTGGAGAATTTGACCAGAGCGGCGTGACGCTTAATGTCACGGATTACTTCAATGAGGAAGTCACGGCTACATGGTCTTCTACGTCAGACCTTACAATGGATGGGACAACTCCGGGAACAATATCAGTGGGGGACCATTTCTATCGGCTTACCGTAAATAAAACAGACAACGGGGTAACGGTAAATGGTGAACTTGATTTAGACACGCTTATTTTAACTGATGGTACGTGGAATCAAACAAACGCTACTGACACCGTAACGGTACAGGCAGTACATATTAACACAACCGACAGCGTTCATTTTCTTGCCCCTATGGTAGTCACAAAAGAAATAACCATAGCTTCAGGTGCTAAAATAGGGTGGGAGGGTGTGGGTAAAATAATCATGAACGGTGCTTCCGCGTCGCTCTCTTTAAACACAAATGCCACTTGCCCACCGGTGCTTATCAAGGATGTGACGACAATAAACGACGGCGGTACTATTAACCGTCTGTCATTCGGTACACAGGGGAAGAAAGTGCTGTTTGAATCGGCAAAGAAATTTACATTCACGAATCTTGACAGTGCTGACTGGTCAGGTGCGACTCCGATACTCGACAGCATGGTGTCATTTACTTCGGGCGAAGCGTGTACTCTCGACGTTCCTGACGGTATGAACCAAGTCACGAGCATGTACTTTAAAGACTGTGCGACTCCTGCCACGGATACGATAAATTGTCCGTGGGATGAAGGGTGCCGCAGTGGGGGAGGGAATTTCTAATGCCTATCCTTTTCGGCACTACTGTACTCACTGCGTCGTATGACGAGGAAACGTATGTCCTGTCTATTACTGGTAAAGCTCTTGGTATAAACGAGTACGTCGGTACATCTGATATTCAGGTTTCTCTTACAGGCGTTGACTCGTGGACATCCGTCGATAGTGTTAACTCGTGGGCAGACGAAGCGGCAGAAGGTTCTTTTCTTTCGGCGCTCGCTGACGGTACGTATGACGTGCGCGCGGTATCGAGCGATGGAGAAATATCAGCCGCGTTTGAAGGGGCGTTCACGATAGGCACAGGAGCTGTAGGTCAATTCTTCTTTTTCAGTCGCGAGGGAAGGAAATAAAATGGTACATAGGGCAATACTCAAGAATACAAATGCGAAGGAGGATGCACATGATGAAAGACTTTTGCGAACATCTGTACGGAACGTCGATCGCGGAAGAGATAGTAAGGAAAAAGACAACCGAAAAGCAGATTCGCGCGGTCGCGGGCGGTAAGGATATTTTCGATGTATCGCTTACTCCTGAAGAGTGCAAAAAACTCTGCAAGAAAGCGAACAACTTCGAGTATCTACAGGGATACGAGAACCGCGTGCGTCAGTATACCGTATCGGACGAAACTGTAGACAGATACGGCGACATCGTGCGCGCGAGAGGAATCAAGCTCGACAACTACACGAAGAACCCGGTCATGCAATTTGCACATGATTATTCCATGCCGCCGATAGGCATCTCAATCAAGACATGGTACGACAAGGAAAGCAACTCGCTCAAGGCGTATGCGCTGTTCCTCGACGAGCGCGTGGACTCTACAGGGCGTGCCGATCTTATCTTTCGCTTCGTGCGATCCAACGGGATGCGTGCGTGTTCAATCGGGTTCGATCCGCTTGAGTTCAATAACCCCGCGACTGAAGCGGAGCGGTCAAAGCTCGGCCTCGGTCAGTTCGGTGTGGAGTACCTGTCTGCCGATATGCTGGAGTTCTCGCCAGTCCCACTGCCGGCGAACCCGAACTGTCTCTCGAACGCATACGTAAAGTCGTTCACTGCCGGTCTCGGAAAGACGCTGCGTTCAGGATTATTCACTGCAAAGGATGTGGATGTGCTCAAGACATACCCGCTTTTCGAGAATACTGTGCTCGACGAGTTTATCAAGGAACTCGGGACGAAGAGTGTGCCCGTCCCAGAACTGCCTGTCGAAAAAGACGTGGCGAAAAAGCCATATCCGAACGAACACGCCGCGCGCGTGCGCGAGCCAGAGGAGTTTGAGGACGATTCTTTTCGTCGGAAGAACATCAAGGAAGGAATCGACATCATTATCGGCAAGCTCAAGGGCGACGATGACAAAATGGAAACGCAGGCGTACAGGTTTAACAAACAAGACTTCACAGCAGACGAAGCGAAAAAATGGCTCAAGGATAACAATATTGAGTACATCAGCTTTGAACCGGCTTCTGAAAAGGCGGTTGAACAGTCACAGCCGCAATCGGTGAACGTAATTGTCAATCTTGAATCAGTACAAAAAGAGTTGTACACAATTTCCGAAAAACTTGATATTTTTATAGCAGAAACGAGAGCCGCGAAGGAGTCTATGGAGAAAATCGCTAAAGAGTTTGACACGACAGCACGAAAGGCGCTGTCCGTCGTTGAACTCGGAACACGCCGATCTACCTTCTACGACAACGAGAAGCGGGTACGCGACATTCTTAAAATCTAACAACAACAAGGAGAAATCACAATGTCAGAACTTACAACCGAAAAACTCGAAGGGATGCTCACGACCTTCAGACAGGACGTGACCAAGGCCATCGAGGAAAGAGCAACACAGCAGAGTGACAAGGCAAATTCAGAGATCGCCGACCTGAAGACGAAGCTCGCTGAAGTCAGCGGCGCGCTGAAGACCCTGGAAGATGAGAAGAAAAAAGGTTTCGGCTTTCCCGGTATCGAGAGCGAAGCGAAGCGTTTCTCGTGGAGCAAGTTTTTCGTTGGTCTTCACAAGAACCACGTCGCGTCGAAAGGCGGCGACATGGGCGCGGCCAAATCGTGGTGGGACGGTGAAGCGTCTTTCGAAGCGACCGTTTGCGACGAGTACGCGAAGCGGCGCACATTCACGGCAACCGACGGTTCCGCTGGCGGTTTCCTCGTACCTCCCGAGATTTATCAGGGTGATCTCATTGACGTGGTGTACGCTAATACCGCTATCATGAAAATGCCCCTGATGAAGCTCACCGGACTGAACAGCGACGTTCCGATCCCGGTCGACAACGGGAATCTTACCGCATACGATCTCGGCGAAAATGAAAAGCCGACGGCGACTTCTTCGTCGTTCGCGCTCCAGTGGCTCCGTCCGAAAAAAATCGGTGTGTTTTGCAAAGTCAGCAACCGGCTCCTGTACCAGACGAACGACGCAATCTCTGCAGTCATTCGCAACAAGATTGCCATGGATGCTGCTGTCAAGCTATCGGCGAACCTGACGAACGGAACCGGCTCCGATTCACAGTGCAAAGGTATCAACTCTTTCTACGGGTCGATGACCGGCACGAGCAACATCGGAACGAACGGCGCGCGTTTCACGATCGACGACCTCGCTTCAATGAAGCAGTCTCTCGCCGCCGTGAACGAACTGCGCGATACGCCGACCTATGGCGCGATCATGCGTCCCGAGGTCGAGTGGGGAATGCTCCGTCAGAAGGTGCTCCAGTACAGCGGACAGGCCGCGAAGAACGGTTCGCCCCTTCTTCCCGTCATTCTCAACAAGGGCGACATCACGAACCCGCTCAAGATCGCGCTCGAAAGCACGACACAGCTTTCAGGCACGCTCACGACCGGCACGTCCTCGACCACATCGCGCGTAATTCTTGGCGACTGGTCGAAGTATGTGTACGCGACTTTCCGCGATCCGATTTTCAGGGTCTCCGATGTCGCTGGCGACGGTTCAACCGGAAGCGCCTTCCTCGACGACCAGACATACATCGTGATGTTCATGGAGTACGATGCGACGTGTCTGCGCGCGGCGGCCTTCACCGGACGCGGCGGTGCGGAAGTCACCGAGTCCAACTGGTAATCGGCAAGTAACGAAAACGATAAACTAAAAAAGGAGACTTTACAATGTCAACAAACGCAAGCGGTAAAACCGTAGAAGCAATCAAGATCGTCAGCGGTATGCTTTCAGAGCGTATCGGCGCGGCGACCATTTATTACAATGGCGCGCCGTACACGAACGCAAGCGGGTATGGTTTTGACAGCCAGCCGTTCGAGGACTGTGTGTGCGCCATCAACATCGGTACGATCCTTGGCTCCCTTGCCACTCTCAAGAATTCGATTTACGAGAGTGACACCGACGATCCTTCAGCGGCATCTGCCATCAGCGGGGCTGATTTCGACGATGCGACACCCTCGACGGACGAGGCGCACCGGGTCGGCGCGATCCAGTGCCGTGATACGAAGAGGTATCTGTTCCTCGTCACAGAGGCACAGGGTACGCCTATCACGATCGACTTCGGCGCAACGTGGATCGGTGGGAAACCTGACGCACAGGCGACCGATCACACCGTCGTCTTTGACGTGTAAGGTGTGATGGACGCAGGGGAGGGGATTTACCCCTCCCTTTTTTAAAAAGGAAACTACAATGCTTTTACTGACAAGCTACGAACGGATGAGAAGATATCTCGGCAACGCGGACGGCACGGCGCTTACCGATTCCGCATATAGAAAAAATCTCATCGTCAATCTTATCATGTCTGTTTCAAAACAGATTGAGACGTTTCTAAACAGGAACTTGACAATTACGAGTTACACGGAGTACTTCGACGTAGTGAAGGAAAAGTACATCGAGTATTATACTTCTGCGTGGCCGGTCACTACGCTTACAAGTGTGTACCAGTCATCATCCGGTGAATGGGATGGAACGAACGAGACGGAAATAACAGACTGTTACATCGGGATAAAAAGCGATTCTGTTGTACTTCCGATAATCCCTGAAATCCTCGGAAGAAAAGCACTTCGAATAATCTATACTGGCGGGCTGGCTTATAACGGCACGCGCTCTGTATTGACCATAGAGAGCAGTACTGGTACATGGACGGCTGGGCAATACGCCAAAGGCGGCACGTCCGAAGCTGTCGGCATCATCCGCGCAAGTTCGGCCACTACACTCACGGTCGAGAACCTGTATGGTATTTTTCAAGCAGACGAAACTGTCACGGAATACACGAATGAAGCGTGTTCATCTTCTGGAGATGCAAGCGCGACAATATCGGCTATATCACAGCAATCTCTTGCAGAAGCGTATCCTGATATAGTGCGCGCGGCAGAGATGCAGGTGCGCTACCTGTGGAAGCATAAGGACGATATTGAATTGACAAGCACGAATCGTGACAGTACGAATAGTCGACGGGAGGGCGGCGGCGCGCCTCCTGTGTCCGGTGGACTTCTTCCAGAGGTCGTCGGCCTGCTTTTACCGTACAGGAAAGTCAACGCATAGTGGAATTCAAAAGCAACGGAAATGAATTAGCCAGAAAAATACCGGAGTTCAACAAGCGTCTAATCGCGGCCATGCAACGCGGCCTTGTTGAAGGACTGCGTAAATTTGAGAGCGAGCGCATAGTACGTGCTCAACTTACAGGGCGCAAGTCGGCGAACTACGGGCTGAACCGACACACAGGCGGTGCGGCAGTTCAACACTGGACTCTCAAGAAGTATCTCACAGGACTGGACTTCACTGCGATTCTTCAGATGCCAAAAAATGCGTGGTATCTCAAGATACATCAGCACTATAATTTCGACGGGACGATCAAGCCGAAGAATAAAAAATATTTAACAGTGCCGATATCTAAGCGCGCACAAGGAAGATCAGCGGCAGATTTTCCAGAGATGTTTCTGATAAGAAGCAAAGCAGGTACCCCATTGCTTGTAAGAAAAAAATCCAAAAATAAACTTGAATTAATGTACGCCCTGAAAAAACGTGTACATATTCCAAAGCGTCTTTACATCACCGAAGAGTTCAGAACATACGGAAGGAGATTTATGCATGACCGTATAAACGCTCGCGCGCGTGAGGAGATTGGAAAATGAAAAAAATAATCTCGTTCTCACTGTGGGGATCGAACACAAAGTATACCGAAGGCGCGGTGAAAAATGCCGAAGATGTACAGGTATTTTACCCCGGATGGATAGCGCGATTTTACCATGATACTACGGTGCCGCAGGACATCCTCGAACGAATTGCCGCAACAGGTGCAGAGATGAAGCCGATGGGCGAAACGACCGACGTACTCGGTATGTATTGGCGTTTTCATCCTATCTGTGACAATCCAGAAGTCGAGCGATTCATCGTGCGCGATACCGACAGCCGTTTCACACAGCGCGAGGTAAAGATGGTGAACGAGTGGGTAGAGAGCGGAAAGGATTTTCATATTATACGCGACAACCGCTCTCATAATATATCCATGCTCGGTGGGACATGGGGAGCAAAGGGTGGAATTATGCCCGACTTCATGACACGCCTGTCAATATGGTTTGCAAAGCTCACTCCGACGAATAACGACCGAGGATTATTCTTCGGAACCGACCAGATGTTTCTGCACTGGTATGTGTGGCCTGTCGCAGTAAAAAACCATTGTGCTCATGTTCTCGCAAACACTCCTGAACTAAAAATAACCGGAAACGAAATCGAGGTTCCCGCACCAGAGGACGGGCACTTCGTGGGGATGCCAGCATGATCTACGACAAAATTTGTTTAATGTTGCCGACGTACAAACGACCGGAAAGTATAATGTCATTTGTAAACAGTGCGCTTAACTGCGCCGATGACTGGCACAGATTGCGCTTCTGCTTCTGCGTAAATAAGTCTGATACTGAAAGCAAGAGAATGATCTCTGAAAGCATGTTCTGGCCTGACGCTGATATGTGGGAGATAATAGAGGAAAGCACCGATCAGCCGAACCTGTCGCTGTACTTCAACACGATGTACGATCAGACGAAATTCAACGAGGAAGAAACACTCGTGACAATGCTCGGCGATGACATGGTGTTCATGACAAAAGGGTATGATACAAAGATACTTGAAACAATAAATTCTCTTGACGGAAAGGCAATAGTATTCTGCAATGATAATTATATCGCCAAAGAAAAGCTATGCGTCAATCTGTTTACAACTCGCAAGGTTGTAAAGGCGCAAGACAAACCGTTCATGTGCGAGTATTATCACGCCGAGATGATCGACGTTGTATGGCATTCGGTCGGAATAATGACCGGAATGTTACGGTATTTGCCGAACGTGATTATTCAGCATAACCATAACACGAAGAAAAATAAAGAGCAGTGGGACGAGACATTCAAGAGAATATCGCCTATTCAGTGCTCGGCCAATTCGTCAGAAAACAAAAAACTTTCCGTAGCTTATTCAACTATATGCGCGCGTAAAATGATCGAGAAAGGGGTCGGGGAATGGAATGTCCTGTAAGTTTGTCCGTGCTTATATGTAGTCTGAAATCACGCGAACGCACGCTTAAAAAACTTCTTACTGAGTTGAATAACCAGATCAATTCAGTATCACCGGCTTATTCCGTTGAGGTGCTTGTCGCTCCTGATAGCGGAGAAATGACGATAGGAAGGAAAAGAAATAAGCTCGTTTCGCGCGCGCGTGGGGAGTATATAGCTTTCGTTGACGACGACGACATGATAAGCGGCAACTATATTCCGCTCGTAATGAAGGCGCTGGAAAAGAAACCTGATTGCGTGGGTATTATCGGAAAGATAACCATACAGGGAGCAGTAGCGGAATTCAGGCATTCAATACAATATCAAGGATGGTATACGAACGGTGAAGTGTTCTACAGGACACCGAACCACCTGAACCCGATCAAGCGCACAAAGGCAATGCTCGTGCCGTTCAGTAATTCAAATTTTGGTGAAGATCAAAGATACAGCCAGACGATAAGACGGTATTTGAAAACTGAATGTTTCATAGATGAACCGATATACATTTACACGCCAGCAGCGCGTGATGAAAGGACAGGAAAGTACAAGTGAAAATATTGTCGATAGACCAGCACATTTCGGTCAACGCTGATGTACAGCACGCTCTGAATGAACTCGGACATTCCGTCACCATTGCATCGCTTTCAGGCCATTCGGCGGTCATCCGTAGGCCGCAGGCAAAGATACCTTTGCTTGAGGGTGACGGGTGGTGCTCGATATTCAGTGAAAAGCGTGTAGAACAATTCTACGAACAATATAAGGAACCATTCAGCGAGTTCGACGCTTTCTTGTGCTGTTACCCGCCGATATTCTCCATGCTCTACGAGAGGTGGCAGAAGCCGATCATAGTTTACATGCCGATACGGTATGAGTGCGGTGCTGAATGCAATGCGGAGATGTGGCTTGAGTTCAACGAGTATCTGCGGCGCGGTGTGGACTCCGGGCAAATTATCCTCCTCTCAAATTCCATGTATGACAAGAAATACGCCGAGGGATTTCTCGAGCGAGAAGTAGAGCACATCCCCTCATATTGCGATTATACCGGCATGTCGTTCAATCCGATATATCCGCAGTTTCTATATTACGCCGCGTTCAAACTGCGCGATCCCGGCCCGAAACTCATTCTCAAGCACGACGCGCTGAAAGCCGGTCATGCATGGCAGGACGTAGCCGATTTCAGAGGGTGTATCCATTTTCCATACAATGCCTCTCTTATGTCTATCTTCGAGCAGTACGTGTCTAATATACCGCTGTTCTTTCCGACGAAAAGATACCTGCTTGAGATGTGGCTGAACGAAGTGCCGGTCGTGCATCAGATTTGCTGGCCTGCGACGCTCGGTAAAACGCCCGGCTCAATCATTCCGCACAAACACGAGAAAGACCCGAACAATTATAGCGACTTCAATATTATCTCTCACTGGCTTGACTACGCGGATTATTACTACGGCGAGATGAAGCATATCCAGTATTTCGATAACAGGGAAGAACGTAACGCCATCCTTGAGCTGTCCGATAAGGCACTATTCGATATAAGCTCGAAAATGCGCGAGGACAACGTGCGAAGGAAAATATCTATACTTAACAAGTGGAACGATGTAATGAAGAGGATAGCGTGAAAATAAATCTCCTGTGTGATTTGTCCGAACCTGTTACGCGCGGCCCGGGTCGACGTGCAAGGAACCTGCTCGTAGGACTTGAACGCCTCGGTATTCCATACGAATTGCGATCCAGAAATTTCGACTACGCTTTCGGATTGCAGAATGGCGCTGTCAACGAGGTATACAAAGAACTCCCAGAGTACACACCTATCGGCCCGAACGTCATGCACAATGCAGGAGATCATACGGGTGTAGCGGCGAAGTTTAAAAACTACGTCGTACAATCTGACTGGGTCGCTGATTATTGGAGATGGCAACATCCTGAACTTACACACGAGTTTAATTTTCACATCTACCCGCCAGCGTGTGACATTAAAGCCGGATACGGTGACGTAGCGAAGAACAGGAATCCTGATATTGATTGTTTGTGGTATACAAAATATCAAAATGATGAAAACAGAAATCGCGCGCGTCAACTGTTTGACGACCGCAAGCACTCACACATAAGGATTGAATACAACGAGTACACAGACAAAGACCTCATCTCCGCGTGCGCGCGCGCGAGGTACTGCATCTATAATTCTTGCTGTGAAAAGGGAAGTAATGCACTCATGGAGATTCTCGCTTGCGGTGTGCCTGTGTACGTTGTTGACAGTGTGCGCTGGATAGGTGATGACCGTTTCGACAGATGTACTTCTGCACCTCATTTCGATGACAGGTGCGGCGTGATAGGGGGGATAGAGGGACAGCGGTTTTCTGAATTTATTGACGGGGTAAATTCAAACAAATACGATCCGCACGGTTTTGTCGCCGAAGGTTTTACGGTCGAGCATACGGCAAAAAAAGTGTGGGATATTTTGCAGGAGTGCCATCCATGAGCGAAAAGAAAATCCGCATTCTCGGATACAGGTACGGGGATAACGACAGCGCGTCCACACGCATAAGGTTCAACCGTGTTTTAGAAGCAATGAAAAATATCGACCTTGAAATTTCAGAAGGTGCGCTACCTGACATTGAAGATGAAACCGATGTTTACTATATCCAGAAGCGCGCCGATTCTACTACATACTGCCTTGCCTGTCATGCACAGGAGCGCGGAGTTCCGGTCGTGTATGACATAGACGACGCGCCCGGACAGTGCGCCAGCACGGACATGGAAAACAGAATGTTCAATCTGGCGAAGATAGTCACTGTTGACACTGAAGAAAAACGCTTGGCATTTCATAACGTGCCCGATGAAAAAATAGAGGTAGTGCCCGACTGTCTTGACTATTTCGACGTTATTCCTGACAAGCATATTTCTGATGGCATTAAAAGGGTCATTACGTTCGGGCGCGAGCATTCTATCGTTGCCGCGCATCCGCTTATCGCGCGACTAAAGGAAGAATGCCCTACGCTCAATGTTTATTATATCTCCGATGCATACGTTCCGCTGATGAATGGGATAGCTACATGGGTATGCTGGAACATAGATGTGGTAAAACGATATCTCATCAATTCCGATCTTGCCGTACTCGCACAGACAGAGGATGCGCGCGGGAACATGCGGTCTAATAACCGGCTTACCGCGTGCATGGCCGCAGGGCTTCCGGCAGTGGTTAATGGTGCGGATAATTATAAAAAAACTATGAATCACGCAGGGTATTCTGATCTTGTCGTGTCTCCGAATACAATAGCGTCAACAGTGAAGATCATGGATAGTGTGGCTGTAAGAGAGTCGCTTTCTGCAAACTTTCAGAAATATGCGTGGGCTTTTAATTCACCGGAGTATATCGCTGAAAAACTTCGTAAAGTTTTCAAGAGGGCTATCAATGGAACACAGCCGAACGTCAATAATTAATTATATCATAGAGCAAAAAAAATACCGCTCGTATCTTGAGATAGGCATCAGAAATCCGTGGCAGAATTTCGATCTTATAAAGTGTAATTTCAAACACGGCATAGACCCTGCCGTCAACCATCCGCAGGTCAGCAGGATGACCAGTGACGCTTATTTTAGTTCACACGATGACAAGTATGACCTCGTTTTTATCGATGGCGACCATACAATGAACGGCGTGATAAAGGATGTTGCGAACGCCCTTATTTATATTAGCGAACGCGGTACGATTGTAATGCACGACTGTTTCCCGAAAACAGAAGGAACGCAGGGCGATGAGATAACAGAGGACGTATGGCATGGGAGCGCGTGGAAGGTTTTTGCATCCATGAGGATGACGATGAGCAACCTGTCGATGTATACGTGCGAGGCAGATTGCGGGTGCGGAATAATCCGCTACGGTGAGCAGGAACTTTTCAGGCCGCTTATAAACATGAACAGTATGACATGGGATTTCCTCGTAGAGAACAGGCAGGAGCTTATGAGGATGACTACGTTCGACGAGTGCATTAAACTGGAGACGGTACAATGATACCTGTATTCAGACCTGTTTACAATGTCGAGAGCATACTGTCCGAATTGCGCACTGTGTTTGAAAAAGGATGGACTGGCCTCGGTGCAAAGGTGGAAGAGTTCGAGAAGAAGATATGCGACTACACAGGGGCGAGGAATTGTGTTGCGCTTAACTCGGCGACATCGGCTCTTCATCTTGCGGTAAGGTCGCTCAATCTTCCGCGTGGGTCGAAGGTACTCACGACTCCGCTGTCGTTTATATCGACGAATAGCGTGCTATTATACGAAGGGCTTGAACCTGTGTTCTGCGACATAAGCAAAAGCATGACAGGAGAGATTGACATTGAGCGCGTAGTAGAGACGTGTTCAAAACACGAGATCAAGGCAATTATGATCGTGCATTATGGAGGATATCCGTGCGACATGGTTATGCTGAATGCCATATCTGAACGGTGGGGAATCCCTGTCATAGAGGATTGCGCGCACGCTTTCGGCTCTCGGTACTATGACGACGGAGAAGGCGATGCGGAATACGTAGGAGAATCAGACAATTTTTGTTGTTTCTCTTTCCATGCAGTAAAGAACCTTTCTATCGGTGACGGTGGAGCGATAACAACGCACGACCAGGAAAAAGCGGAATGGTTCAAGCGTATGCGCTGGCTCGGCATTGATAAATCCACGCACGCGCGCACGGGCGCGCACGCATACGCGTGGGAGTACGGCATTGATGAAAACGGATACAAGTATCACATGAACGACATTGCCGCAACGATAGGAATAGAGAATTTGAAATTATTGCCAATGCAGAATGCACGACGCGCGGAAATCGCAAAGTATTACAGGGACAATCTCAAAGGTCAGCATCCTCAATACGAGGAGCACAGAAAATCGAGCTATCATATTTACCCTGTTCTTGTCAACGATAGAAATCTTGTGGCTACACAGTTACAGCAGAACGGCGTCGGGTGCGGGATGCACTACGCGCTCAATTGTGACTATACGCCATTCAGAAATTTTATACGGATAGATGACTGTAAAAACGCGAGGAAGTTTTCGGAGCATGAAATCACGCTTCCAATGTCTCCAGCGATGACGGATGCAGATGTAAACAAGGTCGTTGAGGTATTCAATGACTATGCGTATTGACAACGAGCGATTGACCGTATGCGAGGTGTTGCGGCAGATAAACGACCGCTTGCAGGGCGAAGAGCACGCCGATATAAGGGACATGCTCGCACTTGCGGAACAGATGGCGAAGAAGATGAGCGCAAAGCTCCGCGAGTACGTCGAGGACTACGACTCCGACTGGTGGAAAGAAAACGTGCTCTATAACGAGTGGAAAGAACGGGAGAAGGAAACATACTGCACTGGCGATCCTGAAAGAGCGCGCGCCATGCTGGAGAGAAAATAATGAAAACGGTCGCCTGCATTATTTCGGTGAACTTTCCGTATTATGAAGATGTGGCACTGCGCGCGATACGCCGATATTATAACCACTTCGGTATTGAGTGCGTTGTGATTGACAAAAATTATCCAGCAGTGGATGAAGCAAAAACTTCCCCTGTGTGGAATAAATATTTTCTGTTTGACTCGATAGATGCCGACTTCATTATCGCTCAAGACCTCGACATTGTGCCGACAGGATTGACGTACAACATCCTCGACTTCATCAATCCAGAGTATGTCAATCTTTGCATGGACTCTACACGTATCGGCCTACACTACCTCGCCTATGAGAACAATATTAATGTGACATCACACCCGCACTTCCGATTCAATGCTGGGCTGTTGTGCTATCCCAGAAAGTGCGCGGAGTTCATGAAAGAGGTTTATCAGTTCGGTGTTACCGATCCGCACAAGTGGCTCACCTATGACCAGTATTATCTGAACTGGCTGCTTGGTGAGCGAAGAATATTCGTAAACGAACTTCCGCAGGTATTCAATACGTTTTTTACCCCGAAGGTGAACATGAGAAAAATTGCTTTCTGTCATTATACTAATTACATGAACACCCTTGAAAAGAGGGACTATATTCTGGACAATCATCCCTGTGACATGCTCTTATGAAAACATTTGAACCGAATTTCGGGATAGTGGAATTGTGCGTCACATACCGATGCAATGTAAAATGTGCAAACTGTTCCAACCTCTGCACTCAAGCGCCGTTCGATGAGGGCGATCTCACACCGCATCATGTTCTGCGCTTCCTTGAGGACTCTATCATGCACGGCCACAAGTGGGGCATGATAACGATACACGGAGGTGAGCCGGTACTCAATCCGCACATAGATGAGATATGCCGTATACTCACAAATTACAAGCGCACGCAGAATCCAGGGTGCGTGCTGTGGCTATTGACGAATAACAGCTGTGTAGAGGTGAGGAAACGCATCACGGCAATAAACACGAAGTACAACATTCCGCTTGGTATTTCAACCAAAAAGAAAACGAACGCAGACGGACATGGGAATCCTATCGAATATATTCCGGTGAATGTCAGCGCCATAGACCTCGGTGTTGAGCACGATAATAGTTGTTTTCAAACATCAAACTGTGGTGTATGTTATAATTACAGGGGTTTTTACGGATGTTCCCCTATGGCGGCGGCGGCCAGGGTATTCGGGTACGAGCCGGTAGCAACATCGATACGCGACTTTACGAGAGATAAAATAATGGAGTCGTTCAAGCAACATTGCGGCCATTGCGGGTTTTCGATACCTGATATGAAGCGTGAGGTCGAGCAGAAGATGACGAAAACATGGGAAACAAAACTTGGAGCATACAACGATGCACGCTGAAGCTATCAGGCAGATATGCCACTGGCACGAAACGCGCAGACCTGAATTTATCGCCGACATAGGTGCGCTGAACATAAACGGGTCAATTAAGGACTTTCTATCTCGTGAACGCATTATCGGCTTCGACGTTTACGATGGAAAAGATGTTGACGTAGTAATAAAAGAGGGGGAAATACCGGAGCAGTACATTGAGAAGTTCGACGGGGCTGTGATGACCAGCTCGCTTCTATGCTGTGTCGATCCTTCGGCAATGGCAAAGCAGGCGTATGATCTTCTTGTAAAAGGCGGTCACTTGTTTGTCACAACCTGCTCTGACTCATGCACCATAACCCACACAGTTTCGCCAGTGACCGCAGACAGGCACAGGTTCAACATTATAACTCTTGAGAGTGTATTCCAACCGTATTTTTACGGATATGCATATCAGCTCGATGATCCTTACCACCTTTACTACAAAGGAGAAAGAAGATGACCACGCTCGCCTTGAATATCATTGTCGCACCGGGAGAAGCGGGACTGCTGAAAAGGTGTCTCGATTCTTTCAATGCGAAGGAGTCATTCGATGAGATCGTAGTGGTCAATACTTCGCTCGACGAGGCGGTAGATAAAACGGCGAGAGAATACACTGATAAAGTTTTCTTTTTCCAGTGGGAGACAGAGGAATATCCTTTCGGGGACTTTGCAGGCGCGCGCAATCTTGCGCTTGAGAACAGCACAACGGACAATATCATGTGGCTTGATACTGACGACATTCTGTTGCCGATTTATGATACGAAATGGACTGAATTTTTACAGCTTGTAAAGAAAGACGAAAATGCGAGCATAGAACAGTGGGCGATACAATACGCGCTCATCTGCAATCCTGACAGCTCGCCGGTGATGTCGTTCTGGCGCGAGCGTATTTTCAAGCGCACCGTAACGGAATGGCGACGCCCTGTTCACGAGTGCCTCGTGCCTGAATGGGACGCGGTAAAAAACGCGAAAGTGAATAACCTGTTTATCACGCATCTTCCTATGAAGCCGGTGTACGTGTCGGCAGTGCGTAACGTGAAAATACTTGAGAAGGAATACGCGAACAATCCAGATGATATACAGACAAAGTTTTTCCTCGCGCGCGACAGGATACGGATAGGCCAGACAGAAGAGGGTATAAAGGCGCTCGAAGAAATGGTTGATAACCTTGAGGCAGGGAGCGAAATGCTGCTTTCGATCTGCCTTGAAATCGTACTGTATTATGCCTATGGGGAATGCTCGACCAATCCGCTTCTTGAGGACATGAATCAGGGGAATCTCGACAAGGTTGAAAAGTGGTGCAGACAGGCGCTATCATTTACAGCAGGATATGCGGAACCGTATCTCATACTCGGTGACGTTTACTGGTTCAAGGGACTGCTTGAGAACGCTATGCAGATGTACATGACGGCGTCGAAGAAGAAACTCGGCGTAGGCAAGTTTCAGTCCATCCCTTATTACACAGAGCTTCCTAACGATCGCCTGTCAAGGGTTTTTGAGGCGCGCGGCAATTTTGCAATGTCGGCACATTTTAATAAACTTGCAATCAAGTACAATCCTATCGATTATTATATTAATCGTAGGAAGTTCATTATAAACGAGCTGGTGAAGGAGTATAATAATGAGTTCGGCAAGGACTAATTTACGCACCGCTTTCGCGGCATGCGTTAAAGAAATGACTGCGGCCGCAGGGTACAATAATACTTATACTCAGGTATATGACCCGCCGCTCAATATGGAGAAGATGACCGAGTACCCTACTGTAAATCTTCTCTGGGGACAGGAGCGCAGAACGAACGATCACCTGACAGGGAATGACCCACTGCTTGACCTGTCAATCACGCTTACCTGTGATATTTTCATCAGCGAGTACAACGACCCGATGCTGGCGGTCGATAAGGTGATAGCCGATTTCCAGAAGTATTTCGGTACTAATTTCTATGTGCAGGCAAGCGGCGGTGAGCGCACGGCGTTCAATTGTCTTTATCTCTCAGCGACTCCGTGGGGTACGGAGGCCGAGCGTCCGTCGTGCGGCGTGTCGATTGAATTTGAAATCTGGTATTCGATCAGACTCACGAACCCGGAGGCGTTCGCATAATGCCAAGAAAAATACTGGCATATTATCAAGGCGACAGCTCAGTCACTGATAGTGTCGGGAGTAATAACGCGTCCTTTATTTTGGGCCCGAGCGCGGCGGCGGCGTACACAGGAGGAGTATTTTGGAGAGCGTTCGAACTTACTTCCGGGATTTCGGCATCGAGCTATACGAGATGGTCGGCTCTCAAAATACATAACCTCGACCAGTATGGTATTATTACCGCTAAATATTTCGAACTGCAATTTTATGTTTATTGCGACAGCGCGGCAGAGCTACCCGATATTGTGCTGTCTATAGCAGATCAGAATACTGAAAATCAATTACTGGATATTGTGTTAGATGTAACCAATTTCGAGACGTACATTGTTAATGTTGCAACCGATGATACTCAGACGTATGATTTTGTTCCAGCGGCTGACACATGGTATAAAATCAATGTGGTTTATAATAATGGACAATGGGACTTAACCATCGATGACGAATTACAAATCCCAGACGCGTACATTAGTTATAACCCGCCGACCGATAGTTGTCTAATTTTCAACACCTCGCGTACGACGATAGAAGCAAATTATGCAAAGTCGCTCAGAGTAGATGATATCAAATTATACACAAATATCGATAGTTACACATATATCGCGTGTGGACATGATGAGTATGATACTACAAAAGGACAAATTTACGGATCGGATGATGGAATCACATGGACAAAAACACTTGACTTATGGGACGGGAATATTTGGACAATCTGCCAGTGTGGTAGTTTTTATATTGTCGGAACAAATCAAGGAATTTATACGACCACTGATCTTGAAAATCTGACTCAGGTTGTCAGCGGCGGAACTTGGCTGAAGGTCATTTATTCAAGCCGATTAAATCTATACATTGCCGTGGGAACTCCTGTGTCATTTGAGTTTGCAGATCCTACGTATGGCATGAATATTAATCCGAGAATCATGACATCATCAGACGGGATAAACTGGACAACAAGATTTGACGATCACACATACAAAAACAATCTTAATGAAGATGATTATTTTTTCTGCGATGTATTTGACGGATCAGATAAACTGCTCGCCCGAATAGAAACATGGTCGGGTGATTCTGGCGCGCATGCGATAGCGTACTCACTTGATGGGATCACTTGGGAATGGGTTCCGGGAACGTATTACGTGCAATACATGAATAGCTCTCTTGAATACTCTGATATTTTCAGTAGGTATTTTTGCGGAGGTGAATCTTCGAACTGGTCGACAGATGGACTTGGCGGAGAATACACGGGCTTCTGGAATCCGAATTATCCGGCACTATTCGGCGGTAGTGATTACTCATGGTATGGAAATAATGTTGAGTTCAATAGTTTCTTATGGTTCATCCTTTATAATGGACAAATACGACGAACAGATGTAATCGATGAATTAACTACCGTTCAAACATTGCCACAGTCATCAAGCGCATACGTATTAAAAAAAACAAGCGATCTTTTATTTGTTTCACATTTCTATTATTGGATTTTCAACTATGTATATGTTTATACAGGAGGATCTTTTCAGCAGATAGTCGTAGATTCGAGGAACTACGGCGTGGACTCTTCATATTACAGCTTTACAGATATTATAAAGTATGACGACACACCAACACCAGCAGAGGAGGACTACATGTTAAAACTCATGTGGGAAAAAGTGACGATGGGATTCAAGAAAGAGACCACGGCGTACACTGCCGAGACTCTCGCAGTGACGGACTACGATAATCGCGCATACGACATTAAAGTATCGCCGAATATCGAGATGTACGCCACGAAGTACAGCCGTGGCGACTTCTCGAAAGAGGTGGACATCCCCGGTCGTGAGATGGCGACTGTTTCCTTTACAGTCGATATTTATCCCGGAAGCGCGGTCAATGTCGCGCCGAAATATTTTGAGATGTTCGAATGTTGCGGATACAAGCAGACCGCTTTCGGCGCGACAGGCATTTCACTGACGCCGAATGCAGACTACACAAACGTTCCAGCAACGATCGAAGTCGTATACCCGCAAGAAGGGACAACGCCGAGCCAGATAGTTTTTAAAGTTATCGGCGCAATGGGAAAAGTACGCATTGAGAATTCACAGGTAGGCCAGCCGTGTAAAGCGATTTTTGAATTCACTGGCGCACTGTCAGGCGTGACGACTCGTGCGTATGGTTCTATTCTCATCCCGACAGGGTTCGACACATCCAGAGCACCGGCGCTTCTCGCGGCAACGTTCTCACTGTTCGGTACATGGCAATATCCGTCGAAGTTTACCATAGACGGAGGGGAAGTCGTGGAACTACACACGAACATCGCGCGCGCGAGCGGGTACGAGGGGGCGCACATAAGCAACCGCGAGGTGACGATGGAGTGTGACCCGGACATGGACGTGACCTCAAGTCTCGACCTATTCACGAACCACAGGAACACTACGACTGGTCAGCTCTCAATCACGATCGGCGGCGCGGTTCCGCTTTACATCACCGCTCCAGCAGTACAGATCGAGGAGTCGTACATTCCAGAAGCGCGCGAAGGACATCTCGTCAATAACCTGAAGCTCAAGCTCAAGCGTTCGACGAACGGGAATGACGAACTCGAACTGCTTATGGGAAGCAAGTCTTAATAACACTTAATCAACCAACCGAGAAAGGGCGAAGTATGGAAACGCGAAATGTAAATATATCGAAGGAATATCTGGACAAGATTCGCAAGTTCACGGCGATCAGACCGGACGAGACTTTCTCGTACACGCCGATCGTCTTCAGGGAACTCGCCGAGGACTTGCGTCCTGTGTTCACGCTTCGCCCGATCTCCGGTGAAGACGCTCTCCGCTTGTCTGACAAGATGAGCGGGGAGATTCAATTCAACAACGATCAGAAGACGAGCACAATCGTAATGCACAAAGGCGAGTTCATTTCAGCGGTATGCCGCAAAGGTATCGTGCGGTGGGAGAGATTCTACGATTTAAACGGACAGCTCGTTTCATACGGTGGCAATCTCGACCCGCTACCGCGACAACTTCTCGAAGAACTTGCAGATGCCATACTGTCACGCGCGTCTTTGGCAACCGAGGAACTTTTGGGTTTAAGATAGTCGCCTATTTGCAGAGCGGCAAGAGTGGGCGTAATTTTCAATGTTCGGTATGCCGCGACTCCCCAGCGATGAAGAAGGTCTGGGGATGCGAAGGTCGGGCGCTTATGGCGAAGCCGACTATGATTGACGAGGAGGACGGAGTGAAAAGAATATTCTGGTCATGTCCTGTTCGGTTTGTTCCATCGTCGGTATGGTCATTTATCGCGTACAATAATTTTTATCATAAGCATCCGAGTGCTCCATTCCCGAAATACGAAGACATTTCACCCCGATATCGTCTTGCCGAAATTGCATACGACAGGGCGATGATCGAGGTACTACAGGAGGCGTGATATGGCATCCGAAATATATGAACTCGAAGCGCGTCT